ATGGAAAGCAAGAAATTTAAAGTTATAATTGTTGAAGACGTTAAGTTAGAATTAAAAGGTACTGAAGAGATTTTCAGACATGAAATTCCTAATGCCGAGGTGATTGGTACAGCTATGACTGAAAATGAATTTTGGGAACTTCTTAAAGTACATACTCCTGACATGGTATTACTCGATTTAGGATTGGGTGGTTCCACTACCATAGGTGTAGATATATGTTCTTCTTTACGGAAGAATCACCCTGAAATAAAAGTACTTATATTCACAGGTGAGGTGTTGAATGAAAAGCTTTGGGTAGATGTTTTGAATGCCGGTGCAGATGGTATTATTCTCAAAACAGGCGAGCTTCTGACGGCGACCGATGTGCAAGCCGTAATGGATGGTAAGAAACTTGTGTTTAATTATCCCATACTCGAAAAAATAATAGAACGTTTCAAACAATCTGTCGCGCAAGAACAACGCCGGCAGGAAGCTATCATCAATTATGATATTGATGAATATGACGAACGTCTTCTTCGACATTTGGCACTAGGGTATACCAAAGAAATGATTACAAATCTAAAAGGTATGCCTTTCGGTGTAAAATCAATAGAAAAGCGGCAAAACGATCTTATTAATCGCTTGTTTACTATTAATGAGCGAAGCGGTGTCAATGCATGTCGTCTTGTAACGCGCGCTTTAGAGTTGCGTATTATTGATATTGATAATTTAGAGCCGGATGAAGAATAATTACTATTTTCCCCATGTAGCTACATTCTTCTTTTTATTGACAGTAATAGTGGCATTAGTCTCATGGATAGGCAGTATTTACGGGCTTGGCACAGTGCAAAGTCTGCTTAGTCCGGAAGGTATCCGCTGGGAGCTTAGACATATTACAAGTAATTATGTTAAGACTCCCGCTTTGGGAATTATAATGATTTTACTCTTTGGCCTTGGAATAGCTTCTTATAGCGGCATGGTTAATGCCATTGGCAGGATTTTGAAAAGAGGAAAGCAGTTAACGCGAAAAGAAAAGCGTGCCCTACTGTTTTCTGCTTGTATTTTATTTATCTATTCGTTGACAATCATCATGACTACTTTTGCTCCTTGGACAATATTGCGAAGTATTACCGGCTCCTTAGGAAATTCACCTTTTCAGCAAGGCATATATTATCTTATTTCATTCGGAATAGGTTTGTCAGGAGTAGTTTTTGGCTATACTTCCGGGCGTTTGCGTAATGACAGAGATATAATTCGAGGAATGACTTTCTTGTTTATTCGCTTTGCCGATTACTTTGTTATTTTGTTTTTTATTGTTCAGTTCTTCTCTTCGCTACTATATACTAATTTGACAGAATGGATTGGAATAGACTCAAGCATAATGGTTTACGTCTTTCATGTTTGTTGTTTTATTCCTTTTATTGGAATGCTAAATAGAAAAAAATAAGTTATGAGCGAAAATAGTTGCTAAGATTTTTGGAACTTTTGATAAAAGCTATTATCTTTGCACCCGCAAACAAGGATGGTTCCGTAGCTCAGCTGGATAGAGCAACGCCCTTCTAAGGCGTGGGTCCTGCGTTCGAATCGCAGCGGAATCACTAAAGGCGGTTACTTCGGTAATCGCCTTTTTTATTGTATATCAGCTAATTACAATGTAATATATTGGAATATAAGCATTTACAAGTCGTTTTTATTAACGTTTATTAGTGCACAATCATGCACAGTAATGCATCAAACGTATTATTTTTGATACCGATAAAGTATCAAAGGTATCAAATGATACCCAAAAACATGATACCAAATAGAATAAATACTGTTTTTTTATTTATTAAACCAATACATGCATTATTTAACAGTATACATGAAAATTCGTGATTCTGTTCGATTACAACCAGTGATTCACATTAAAAAACAAAAAGTATGAAGTATCCAACAATGAGGTTTGTGTTCGACAGAAAGCATGTCGCCACAAGAAACAAAAAAGGTCTGGTTCAGATTGAAGTAACATCAGAAGGTAAACGGAAATGGATTGGGACATCAGTGAAACTATACGCTGACCAATGGAATGAAAAAAAGAAGGTAGTTAATTCCGTACACTCAATCCAGTTAAATGCGATGCTTGATGGTATGATGAGCAAATTAAATGATTTTATTCTTGATTTGTTTAGAAATGACCAGCAATTCGACTTTGAAAAACTTAACGCGTTCTTGGAGAAATCCAACCATTCGGATTCGTTTATTGATTTTGTTCGCACAAGAATAGAGGATAGGACAGACATTGAGGAAAGCACGCGAAAACAGCATAGAACTTTGCTGCAATCGTTAGAAAAGTTCGGAAGGCTAAATTACATGGATGACCTGACAAAAGCGAATATAACGCTTTACGATGAATTCCTGCATCAACAGGAGATTTCTCAACCTACAATCTATAACTATCATAAACGCTTAAAGCGTTATTTGCATGAGGCAATGAAGTTCGGTTTATTGAATGAAGACCCTTATGTTGGTTTGCATTTTGAACGCGGAAGATTTGAGAAGCGGAAATATCTTACAGAAGAAGAACTAAAAATGATCCGTACTTGTAAAATTAATATGCCATCAATAGACCGGATACGTGATTTATTTCTTTTTCAATGCTACACTGGACTTGCGTATGCTGATTTTGAGAAATTCAATTTTGAAAAGGATGTCGAGGAAAGGAATGGGAAATATATTGTATCCGACAGAAGAAAAAAGACCAATGAGGATTATAAAATAGTGCTTCTTACTCCGGCAATCGAAATATTGAAGAAGTATGACTATAAGCTACCTATCATATCCAATCAAAAATATAATGTCTCATTAAAGGTGGTCGCTCAATACGCAGGTATTGATAAGAATATAACCACACATATGGGGCGACATACTTTTGCCGTTTTTGCCCTGAACAATGGTGTGCCTATTGAAATTGTTGCCAAAATGCTTGGACACACAAACATTCGCACTACACAAGTTTATGCGAAAGTTCTTAATTCCGAAGTGGAAAAAGGATTTGATTTGCTAGAAAGTAAGATTAGACTTTAACACCTGAATTGGAAGAACAGTTTCAGCAAGAGTTATACAGCCCTACTTGCTGAAACTGTTTGTTTTAAACTGAGTCGTCAATGGCATTGATTACAGCAACCATTTCCAAATCAAAGAAAAGGATACGCACACCATCATTGCATATACCGTATTGAGAACTGGGACGTTCATCGGTCCATCCGTTTTCAGCTATGACTAAATCAACGACTTTAAAAATTATATCCAAAGACACAAAGTTTATTTCTCGGTTGATAAAGTCTCTGAGTTCTTCTAATGTTTTCATTTTTTTAGTTTTCTATAAAATCAATCCTGCAACCTAGTGCATACCCTATCTTTGCAAGGATATCTATACCTGTACTATATTTACCAAGTTCTATTCGTGCTATGTGACCCTGGTTTATACTGACCAGCTCTGCCAATCTCGCTTGGGACAATCCCTTTTGCTTTCTGAGCTCGGCAATACGCTTACCGATTCGTTCTCTCTCATTCAAGTTCTCCATATAACCTCTCTTCCTCTCTTTCTTCTTCACACAAGAAATTCCACATCTCAATCAATGCTAATTCCTTATCTCTATTGCTTCCGCTGTTAGATGGATCAAGCCAATTTATGTGGGCAATTCTATCTTTAAATTCATCATAGCTACAGTATATACTATCGGCATCTTGGTCGAACCAAATAAAACAACGAGGGAAAGATAGGCGAATAATCCCTATCTGGCCATGGTAATCAATAATGTTTTCAGCAAGGTATATACCTGGATATTTCGGATTTTCTTTTTTCATTAGTAGATAACAGCTTTTAATTCCTTGTCAGTTATACAAACACTCTCTTGTCTCTGCACGGAATAGTAAGTGACATGATTATTCGAAACTTCAAACATCGGATAGATTGAATCAGGATCGTCTTTAATCCCTTCAACCGTGAACTTAACGATACCTCGTTTTGCAGCCTGCTTGAATGCTCTGCGAAAATTTATATCTAATGAATTAAAAATTTTCATAATCTTATATTTTATAAAATTGAAAATTGCTTGTTTCTTAATTCAAAAACACGTACCTTTGCACCGCATATCAGAAATGATATTAGTCGCCTTCGGGCGTGGATTGAAACGACATTAAAAATGTCATTGTGACTTAAATCACAATTCAACATTTAGGGTAGCGATTTTTTCGCTGCCCTATTTTTGTTTATAGTTACCAAATTATAGTATCTCAGGCGTATTGTCCCGCCATCTAGAACCATCCGGCCACATACCTCCACGGGCGATGCTTATATAGTTGTCACCCTCTTTGATGAACACGGACCAACTACATTCATTTCCGGCAAAGCGGTTAGCCTCCGCAATATGCCTAATATCTTTTATTAACACCGATTTGTTAGTACCTGTAATCGGTTCCATAAGACTCGTGCCGTTATTGGCCTTAAAGTTCGCAAAATACGTTCTCATTGCTTAATGCCGCTTATCCGTTGCCGCCGGTTCTATTGTGTTATTTGATACTGCAAATATAAATGTTTATCTTGACAATGCAAAATATTACATTAATAAAGAAGGCATGTTTTTAAACATTCATTCAGATAATACGCTTTGTGCATATTCCGCACGCCTGTTTATTTTCGTTCTGAGCGCGGTTAAGCGATTTCGGGTAAATTCTAAGCCACTATGTGTGCGAATGCCTCTTGCGTTCAGTCGTTCAACTACCTTGTCAATATCTTGCGGAGTATTGCACCCCTCCAACATGGCGGCTATCATATTGTTCTTTTCATCGTTCATCGCTTCCTTTCTTCTTTTTTCCCCGTTCACCTTACCGCCTTTCGCCTGTCCGGTGGTTGTTCCGCCTAAAGAGGTGCACCAGTTGCCGGACTTGGAATAGAAGCCGCCTTCTTCCGCTATCTTGCGCTTTTGAACCGCTAAAGCTGCCTTTGTTCGGATTGAAACAAGCATAGCCTCCCTTTCAGCCAAAGCAAAGAATAAAGTTAGGGTAAACTTGTCTGTATGCGGAATGTCGCAAAAGTAAATCTTACCTTCTCCCATTTCGTCATATATTTGCAGTGCTTCAATAGTATTTCTAAAGCGGTCTGTTTTGGCTATTACCAATATAGCATCGTTACCCTTTGCAAATTCAATAGCCTTTCTTAATTCAACACACCCATTCAAGTCCTTACCTGTGTAAACCTCACAAAAATCGGCTATTAGCTGTCCGTTTTCCACGTTTACAAAGTGATTTATTATATCTCTTTGAGCTTCAAGCCCAAGCGTTGATTTGCCTTGTTTTTTGGTACTAACCCTTCTCCAGCTTACAAACTTTTTCATAATGTTAATCGTTTTCAAGAACTTCATATTTATACATCAAATCTCTAACTCTTTCGGTGATTAATCCTTTTGAAAAATAATCATTAGCCACTTCTTTAATGTATTTTTCTTTTTCTCTCTTGTATGCTTGAAACGCTTCATCTTCTGTTTTAAAGCAGCCGATGTAACTTTTCTCATCCATTTTTGACACTTCTGCAATAAATGAGTTTCCTTGCTTCCTAACGCCAATCTTTAGATTTCCTCTATGTGAATCACATTTAGTAAGCATAGTGTTAATTCTTTCGGGGACAAACACACAGGTTGAAGGGCTATACACTTTTTTATTTAATCCATGCTGTGTTAAATCCTTATCAATAACATATCCTTCAATGTAGTTTTCTTTATACCATTTGTGGAAGTTTGATAAATATAGCCATTCATCACATACTTTGCAGTTTTTGTATGTTGGGTATTTATCTCTGTAATCTTCCGAATAACATCTACACAGCATAAGTCTCCATGTTATATAACATTTGCTATTGTAAGAGTTTTCATCACCGCATTTATAGTCGTTGATGCCAACTCCAAATACTTTTCGTTTAAGTTGTTCGGAAGCGCATTTTTTGCACCCTTTCCCATTCAAATGATTTCCTGCTTTCTGTATAAATTCTCCATGTATCGGGCATATAATTCGCACTTTTGAATATTGCGTTTCATATACTACCTTTGAATAGTCATATTTGTTTCCGTGAATTTCATTTGATTTATTAATAAATTCATTTGTGGATAATCGTTTGGAATGTCCTCTTTCGCAATCTGCACATTTCTTACATCCTTTCCCTTTAACATGTGCTCCTGCCTTTTGATAGAACAAACCATGAATAGGACAAATTATAGCTATTTGATTATCCCAACCTTTATAAACTGATTGACTATAATCATATTTGCCTTTATGTACTTCGTTTGATTCGGATATAAATATTTCGGTGGTTAATTTATTCCGTTTCTTTCTCTTTCCCATAATCTTTTTGTTTTAAGTTAGTAATAGTTCCGCCCGTGGAACTTGCACCACTTGCAAGGCTTTCAACCTTTGGCGGATAATTCGGTTTAAAAACCGTTATTTCCTGTCATTTCCTTCATGCAACCCACTACGAGCCACACGATAACGCATATAAAAAACATACCCCATTCCTCCTTGTTTTAGTTATTAGAAAATTTGATTTGCTGTCTATCCCAATCGTATGTAAATGTGGCTGCATGGCGTTCACGGTCGTACACAAACACTTGATAACCTATTTGCCCGTAACAGCAAAATAATCGTTGTGTACGCAGCATTATGCCGTTCCATGTCTTGCCGTTCAGATACTTTTCCCATGCGAATTTCCCTGACTCAATGGCGTTTTTTAATCTGTTCATATCTTTATAATTGTTATTGATTCGTTTTTAATATCCTTTTTCCACAATCCCGGCAGCCGTATTACTGCCGGGGTGTCATAAGATGATATGTTGGCAAGAACCCCAACAATGTATCTATGCTAATTGTGGCAATATATTTCTTTCATTGTCTTAATTCTCTAAACGAAACCGTTTCGAAATCACTCTTAATAATCTCTATCTGTACAGGCTTCACAAATCGGTTTAACTCCTTGCGAATATTCTTCATTTGTTCAAATGATACGGTTACGATATTTCCAGCAACTAACAAGTTGCGCAAAATGTTGTCTAATTCTTTACATCTCATAATTTAATGTTTTTAAGTTAATACTATGATTTTATTCAGCAGCAACAAGCTTTCCGCCTTCCAGTGTAATAAATCGTATTACAGGTATCTTCCCCAATAGATAAGGGTCTCCGAATAATGTATATCCGCAAAAACTATTATACTTTAACGAATTTTTCCCGACTGTTTTATATTCTCCATTATGGAACACCGTATCTCCTTGTCTAATCTGTGAGATATGCACTTTCTCACATTCGAATAAATGCCCTTTCTTGTTAATGGGCTTTGCTGTTTTCCCCATACTAGTTAATTTTTTAAGTTAATAAATAGTTCCCGGTGGCGGTGTCGCTCCGCCTTCCTACATTGGTTAGTCTTGTTCTATCGTCCACTCTTTTTTTACAAAACCTTTAAAGTTGCCAAACGATTTTCTAAACGCTGCTAACGCTTCTTTCTTTGTCTTGCCGTAATAGCAATAACGCGCCCCATTGTGAAACTCTACTGTTAACTTATATTCTTTCATATCTTTAAAATTTATCTGATTCATCACTCTTGTTTATAAATTCGCGTAGCTTATCCCTGTCGGCGCCGGAAATGAATATCACGGCACCGAATAACAAAACCAACAAAACCATATTCAGCTAATTAAATGACCGTCCGTAAACCCGTTAAGTATTTCCGCCTCTTTTTCGCTATTTGCAGGTGTGAGCAATTCCCGCACCTTGTCCGCCTGCTTCTTACTGAATATCCATCCGGCGCGCTTTTCACCGTTGTAGTTTAAAGACGGGTTAAACCGTCCGCCAATCTCTTTTAATTGCCCCTTTATGGCTTTGGTATCGCCAAAAACGGCGATAGCTTTCTCGGAGTAGTCCACGACTTCTATACCTTCAATCGTCACGGCTTCCACTTCTTTAGCTTCCTCATTTTCAGGCTTAACGCTGCTTTTCTTTGCCTTCGGTTCTATAACCTTATATTCATCACTTACTTTTATACTCAGATAGAAATTAGTGTCAAAATAGTCTTGCATACCGTCCGAGTCATCATAACGGAAAGAACTAGCGTAATTTGATACAGCATTTAACGCTGCGAATACTTCCGGGGTTAACTCGTCTTTCCATGCCTTCACGTTGGACATTGTGGACATATAACCACGTTCCGCGCTTCTTGATCCTTCAGCGAAAGGAACACAAGGACCGGATTTTAATTCAACCGCCATTGAATCCGCGTACATGCTCCATTCAGAGCGAACAGAGAACTTAAAGCCCGGGAAATTCTTCTTTGCATAGGTTCTAACCTTTGCAGCGATTTCCTTTGTGCTTAACTTGCTGTCATAATTTGAACCAGCCCAACCATTTGCGGTATAAAAACTCATTGCTTTCATAATGCTATAATGTTTAATGTTAATATTTCAATTCATTACAGCGTGATTAATAGCCTACTAATATCAGATACAGCCTATACACTCAATGGCTGAATGTTATCGCAATACCAGTAAACCAAGAAAATTAAATGGGAGAATATTTGCAAGTGAGAAGTTAAAGAAGTATTTTTGCCTCCGGATTGGAGAGTACTTACTTTAAGTATTCCAACTTACGAGGGTCTTAACATTACCGTGTTAAGGCTCTCTTTTTTATTCCAACATTTAACAACACGCTTTTGGCGTTAACGTTTGCCCCTGTAAAAGAATAGGACTTGAATATATCACCTTTCTTCCTTTCACATTGCGAAGATAACGCTTTTTTATCAAAATACCAAATAAAACGCATGATATTTTGTAAGTAATTATAAATAAATACATGCTTCATAACATACGTTTATAAGCCAATATAACGCTTCTATATGGCGTTATATTTTCATCTTCACAATGTATCGTGTTTACCTTTATTCGTCTATATCGCGCATATTGAAGCCATATGCAACGAAGCAAACGAGCGTCGCAAACCGTTGCAATACAATACACAGCAGCCCAACTATGAACGCTATACCCCTCCCCCCCCTATACCGGTGCAACCGTAAACATCCGTCCTCTCTCTCATTTTTTTTATTTTTTTCTGATTTTTTCTCTCTTTCTGATTGTTCGAATATTTTATCTAAATCAAGATGCACAAGCTGTAATATAATATTATTATCTTATACGAGTTATTGTTTTACGTTGATGCTTCTCTATGCAGTGTGTGTATGAGCCCCTTTCATTATATTCATAATAAAAGGGAGAGCGGTGTTCGCTGTCGCTCACTTTTTTCTTTATGTTACTTTCTTTTTTATGGGTTTTGGATTAGACATTTTTCCTTTATTTATATAGGGTATGTCTAATATGCAATGAGGTAGTACTATGCAATGCAAGGTATATTTCAAGTATTCTTTTACTTTTAAGATTAAAAGCTCAATATTAAAGCGGATTTAAATATATCACAGTGATAAATATTAAAGTAAAGCTTTAATATATAAATTTAAATTATTATATTTGCGTGTATTATAATAGAACAACATGAATGAATACAAGTTTTATATGATGCATTATGGCGAGCTTGGTGCCAGTTGGAAAGACTTGGAAATAGATTTCCCAGGTTTAAGGTATAAAGAATGTACAGGTCTTAATTCGTATGGAGAGCCTACAAATATGTATGCAGAGGATTTTGCTGAGACAAGCAAGGCGGAGGTGTATATTTCCAGCACACCGGCACACAAGCAGACAACTATAAAACTGACATTGATATTCTTGGAGGATGATACCAAGGATGATAAGTCTTACCATGACTTTATGACTTTCATTACCGGTTCTAAGATTGCCTACCGTGATACAGCGAGGAAGAGAAAGGTCCTTATGTACCTTTCAGGAGCCACAGAACCTAAAAGCGACACTCTTTACGGACAGAAATACAAGGAAGTGACATTTACGTTCAAGAACGTATATGGGCATTCCTTCGGATATGACGAAACTTTTCCTAACGAATAACAATTAAATTCTATATTGCTATGTTTTTAGAAACAGAAACCTTATCGGAAGCATTATCCTTTGCGAAGTGCAAGGATTTGCCCAAGAAGTTCAATCCCGAACTGGGGCTTACTTGGATATTGGCTATCGCCCTTATCAAGAAGAAAAACCTTATGAATGCCTATGCCATTGTTGAACAAAGGGCTGACGGACTTATCCAGTACAAGAAGACATTCGGGCGGCTTTCTCCCATTGATGGTCTTATCTCCATCCATCCGTATATGTACGTGGATGAAGAGGCGTTGGGAATGGCTATGAAAGCAAACAGACGAACTATCGCCATGCACTATGCTGATGCAGCGGACGACATCATTGATTCGGACGATGAGAAGTTCAAGGTGTACCAGTTGCAGTACGCCATGGATATGCAGAAGCTGAACATGAACCAGGAGAAGCCTAGATTCGGGAAGTCTGTTGTGGAAGAAGCGGAGGAAGCGGCTAATCCGGTTGTTGAGGAAGTGTTGAAGGAGAATGAGGCGTTGGCGACAATTGAGGACGAAGGAGAGTGTGTTATCGAGGTCGAGGACGCTAAGACAGCGTTCAGACCGAAGAAAGGTAGAAAAACTAAAAAAGAAGAATAGATATGGAAGATTTAATTAAGGCGTTGCTGATATTTTTGAAGTACGGTAATAAGCAATACCCAACTTCTTGTGAGCATGATATTCTTTACGTTGATATTGACCCAAGTGTTGTTCCTGATGAGGACAAGAAAACACTTGATGAACTTGGTTTTTTCGTTGATGATGAAAATGATTGTTTTGCTTCATTCAAATACGGAAGTATGTAAGCACAAATTATGATAGTCTATGATAGATGTTAAAGAATTGAGGGTAGGTAATGTATTGTATGTGAAATATGAATCCAAAACACATATTGTCCACTCAATACACGAATACAAAACTTTTAATGGCGGATATGCTATACGGATGGAAAATGGTTTTAAATGCAGTTTGGATTACGCAGAGCCTGTTCCACTTACGGAAGAATTGCTTTTAAAGTGTGGTTTTAACATTGAATGTTATGAGTATTGCATAAAAGAACAACGACTATTTGCAATAGAAGATTTTTGGATATTACATAATTGTCATAATGATTTTTATGGAGTAATGTGTTCCAATAAGGTTGTTAGGAAGATAGAACATCTACATCAATTACAAAACATCTATTATGCCTTAACTGGTGAAGAATTGGAAGTGAGATTATGAGCGATAAGAAAATGTAGTAATTTAAAGAATTAGAAAACAATAATAGATATATTATGGTAAAAGGAAACAAACAACAAGGATTTGAGTTCATCATCAAAGAAAGTGATGTGTTGGAGAGAGAAAACTTCGGCTCGTTTGAGATTATAATCACGAAAGGATATGCCTGTTTTAAGAACTACACAGGATTCCGGGTGTTCACTACCCCGTACGCTGTGGGATTGGACGGTGTGGCACATGAAACATCTCTCTATGCGTGGTTGAAGTATATGGTGGACTTCAAGAAATCCATCAAAGACAAAGAGAATGAAATGTTCGGGAAAACTACTTCCACCAACAAGGAGTTCTTGGACGGTATGAAGGTGCTTACCGAAGCGAACCTTATCAAGCCTATGGCTGTGTTCACAGATATTAATGAAGCGCAGAAAGAAGCCGAAAATTATATGAAGTGGATGGAAGGTCAGATGAAAGATTTGAATAAAGCAATGAACACTACGCCACCTGAAGAAGATTTGAAGGCGAATGCTGAATTTGAGCAGAAGGTTATCATGGCAGAAGAGGCTAAGGAGGTATTCGATGGAAGTGTTGAAACCGAGGAAAGACAGGTATAATCCTGATAATACTTACCGTATCTATATCAATATAGGTAATCATCCGGGTGCGAAGTGGGTATCTTTCAAGGACAAGGAAACCGGGGAAGTTACTAAGGGTATATTCTTGCCTGACTGGGAAACTGGAGGCATACGGATAAGACATGGACAAGTCAAGTTTGAAATTAATGCAATACCCGTAAAAGGAAAGATAAATACTCATGTGCTTATTCCTGCTGTATATAAAGGTATTGATTGTGGACTTGGACTAAGCATAGGTAATAAGGTGACAGACTTTAAGAAGGCTGTTATTGGAAACATGTATATATGCGGAGAAATACTTAATGAAGACCAAAAGAAAATACTAGAAAAGTATGTCAGAAGAAAAGGATTCTTTAAAATCGGGCGTTATAAGAAAAGTTGAGCGTATCGTGTGTGATTGCGTAAATAAAGTATTCTGCAATCAGGACCCTGTATATCCTTCAACTATCTATGAAGGAAGGACAAACATTATTCTTACAGGGAGGATTGCGAGAGGTGCAGTTTTTGCCGTATTGCATAACAGGTTCGGAATCTCATACGGTAATATTGCCAAACACTCAAAAATTAGCAGCAGGAACATTATACGGTCCGTAAAGACTTATAAGAGCATTCCTGATTCGGACAATGCCGTAATGATGATAAAAGAGCTTATAGAAGTTGAACTAAAAAAATTCCCAATTTTATGAATGATTTACTTTCTTTTAAACGTAATGTCATGATGCTCGGTCTTTGCACTGGATATAAGAATAAATGGGACGTAGCTACAAGTAAGGAAGCGTTAATGGATATAGCTTTGGATTCAAACGGTGTGGAGCTGTTGACAGATGCTCATAGCTTTGGATTCGGTATGGATATTCAGTATATGGAACGAACGTTTTCTGACTATATTAATGGCAAATGGAAGCGGAGCAAGGATGGATATACTTCGTGCCTGTATGTGGACTTTAACGGGCAAATAGAGCAGGATTGCACGCTTACTACGGTGCTTGCTTCAAAGGTTGAGTTCCATGTTTCAAAAGGGGATGTGTGCAAGCTGTATGTTGGAGGTGGATCTACTGTAAATATCACCGGAGAAGGTATCTGCTACGTGTACTCATACGGTCACAATAAAGTGACCGGCAGGTTTAAGTCAATGAATTGTATAACTAAGTCCGAATGGGCTAAATAACATGCCTATATCCACGTGTAGAAAAAGTAACGGGTGCGTTGGTTAATACTGGCGCACCTTGCTTAAAAATCAGATTATGAAAGCAACAGACTTAAAAATAGGCAACTATGTTCATATCAAATTCCGCTCCCCACAGGGAGAAAGGCTTTCCATCCCCATGCAGATAGTCGGAATATTTTCAAGCATCAATGGGGCAAACCCGAATGATACCGTTTACCTTGACTTTGAAGGAAACGAAGGTGATATATGGGAAGAAGAAGTACAAAATTTAGTATTCGCTAAAACGGAGCTTAAAAAACAATGAATTATATAGAAGAAGAGCAAATACAAGCCGACATAGAACGGTTTGAGCAAATAGGTAGCGATATTCCCGATGATGGAGATATGGTTGAACAAATACCATTGTTCAGATCTTCCGATATGCAGTCAGTCATTGAGGGCGGTAAGAAGAAGCCTCCTATTCATAGGCTTTGGGGCGATTTTTGGTGGGAGAACGAGCTTGTATTCTTATTTGCCGATAGCGGAATAGGTAAATCCATTCTTGCCACGCAGATAGCCTACGAGATAGCCAAAGGGGAAAGCGAATGTACGGAGGTGGAGGTAAGTCCTCAAACCGTTTTGTACTTCGACTTTGAGTTATCGGACAGGCAGCTTGCAAGAAGGTACTGCAATGCGGATTTCCCGAAGTCGCTTATCCGATGCACCATATCGGAAGAAGTGGACAGCGAAGATTTTAACATGAACGTGATTGACGGCATAAAAGACAAGCTGATTGATACAGGTGCAAAGGTTATGATACTTGATAATCTTTCCTATCTTTCTACGCAGACAGCAGAAGCGGAGTTCGCAGGTGCTATTATGGACGGTCTTACAAGATTGAAGCGTGAGCTGAAAATCAGTATCATGGTAATAGCGCATACGCCTAAGATTGAGGAATGGAAGCCCTTGTCTAAAACCAATATGGCAGGGAGCAAGCTTCTTTCCAACTTTGCGGACGGGGTGTTTGCCATAGGACGTACAAGGAATGGAGGACGTTATCTAAAACTACTAAAAACTCGCATGGTGAGTGAACCGGATGAAAAGTCGCTCCTGCCATATTTCAATATTATTTCGGAACCTTACCTTCATTTTGAAAAGGTTGGTGATGAAACGGAAAAGAAATTACTTATGGGAAAACCTGCAAAAGATTTTTTCACTTCTATTTGGGATAGAGCTGTTGCAGAGCCTATCCCTTTGAACGAGTTGGTTAAACTGATTATATCTAAAGATAATTCTAAAAATAGTGCAAAATCTAAGGATGGTAATGCCCGTAAGCGTATAGACCGTGCAATAAAGTACGGATCTTTAAAAAAGGACGAATTGAAGAATATATATTTGAAAACTGACAATTGACATGAATGTTGAAGAGATAAAGCAAAAGAAGCAGGAGTTGGGCGAAAAGATAGCTGTTCTTTTGAATGGGTTTGAAAATGAAACCGGAGTTCAAGTTTCGGATGTCGGCTTTGTGAGAAGAGTGGTTTATGACGAGTTGGGACATGAAATATATAAGGTGTATGTGGCAGAAGTGGAGGTGAAACTATGAGTAAGAAAAACTTATTATACGAGTTTGACCCTGTAATATACCCCCGAAATTTATGGGTGTACATAGGTTCTGATGAGGATTACATTAATAGATATTTTCACGAAAACGGAAGTGACAAAAGATTAAGTTTTGAGGCAAATTCAGAATGGGACGGATTGACATTAACGGAAGTTGTACGGAATGACACTAATATGGTAGGCATACTTGTGATATTCCGCAATAAAACTGATATGAGGATGGGGCTTGTTTGCCATGAAGCGAGCCATGTAGTTGATGGAATAGAGAACGCAATAGGAATGAAACACGGAGACGAGCCGTCTGCATATTTGTTTGAATGGGTATGTAAGAGTATCAATTTAGCGAGGTTGGGTAGTTGCGAGCCATTGAAATTTCAAGATGAATCTGAAAAATAGAACACTTATTTTTGTATAACCACCGTGATTTTTCTGACAATCAATGTAAAAACATTAAAAATAGGATAATGTAATCCCCGTTCGTAGCGTTCGGGGATTTTTGTTGTATGCTATTAAACATGTATAAATTAAATAAGAAATCCATTGCAATACAAATTTTAGCCTCTATATTTGCATCATAATTACGCTCATGGCTACGCATACCTTAAAGCTGTATTTGCAGCTTGTCCTTGAATAATAGGTATGCTTACCCTTTGTTTTTTTACAAATAACTCATTAGTATTATGGCATACAAAGCATTAGACATCGCAAATAAAATTATATCCAAAACAGATTTGGAACATGGTGATACTATATCAAATCTGAAATTGCAGAAGATGATGTATTACCAACAAGGTTTCCATTTGGCATATTTTGGAACACCATTGTTTGACGAGGATATTGTTGCCTGGCAATATGGGCCGGTTGTCCCTTCTGTATATAAGGAATATAAATCGTTTGAATCCAATTCTATATCGACTTCAAAAGAAGGTATATCTTTATCAGATGATGAAGAAGAACTTTTCAACAATGTTTATGAGGAATACAACCAGTTTTCTGCTGTAGCCTTGATGAAAATGACACATGAAGAATCTCCTTGGAAAACCACGGAAATAAACTCTGTAATAAGCCGTGATAAGATGATGGCGTTTTTCAAAACACAAATTGAAGCATAAATGAGTGGCAAGTTTAAGTTAAAGCATAAAGATGTAAAGCCTAATTTAAAAGAAAAAGAGGTTGATGCGAGAAGCAAAGAACCTCTTTTCTGCTTTAAGTACTTGGATATGAAAACATCTTTAAAAGGATGTGATAATAGTGTGTTCAAGGATTTTGTAACGAGGATGCAAAAATTGTGCTGTCTTACTTGGAAAGATATAAACGTTTCCGGGAAACACCAGTATGGTTTTGAAATGATACCAATCAAACAGTTGAAGCCAACATCCCTTCCTGCAATAATCACAGAGGATATTAAAGAACTTGCTGTTTTCAGATATAGTGGCGATAACCGCCCTTTCGTATGTCTAATAATGGACTGTGTGATATACCCTATATTCATAGAAGCTAAATTCGGTGATATATACGACCACGGAAGTAAATAATAACAGATTTATCATACGTATGAAGCGGTAAGAGAACATCCTACCGCTTCATTTTTATTGCATAACTACACGTAAATCCGGGTCCTTAGAGTTAGCGTTAATGGGCACTTTGCTTTCTAACATGCCTCTTTTTTTGCTCCATTGTAGATTATGTGGTAATTTTGCAGCCGTTTACTAACTTAAACAAAGATTGCTATATGGAAGAAAATAAAATATTGGTAGCTAAGTACGGCTCAGATAAAACTCCGTTGCGACTGGGCAATTTAGAAATACCATGCTATGTGCTCGACAATGGAATGAGAGTATTTTCCGGTAGAGGAATACAAAAGGCAATAGGTTATGATAGCAAAAGCGGTCAGTGGATGAATAGTTTCTGTAAAATGGATGGTGTTTCAAGCTATCTTTGTGCCGGTGATAACAGCATATCAGAGCGGCTTTCTAAACCTATAAAATTCAAAAGGAATAATGCAGGTGGCTCACAATCAACGGCTAACGGATATGAAGTTACTCTTTTGGTCGATATTTGTTCGGCTATAATAGACGCAAATCGTGCCGGTGTTATTTCCTCGTTTTCTTCCATTCTTCCAATATTTCGGGATGTGATTTACGGATGAATGCGATGAACTTATATGCGGCTTCAAAGCCAATATGGAAACCTAAATCGTTTTTGATAATCTCGTTTTGGTGCTCGCAGTCCAAATTGAGGTATATGTTATCAAACTGACGGTTGTAGTTGTCAATCAGTCGTTGCATATTTGCGACAAAACGCAACGGGCTTTCGGATAATGTTTCTTCCATATCAATGAGTTTTAATGATTTACGCAAAGTAACGGAATTTGTATTTAAAAACAAAATAATATCATGGAATTAAAGGAATATTACTAACTTAAAACAAATAATTATGGACATACTATTTTTTATTGCGGTTATCATTTGGGTTGTAAAAGGTGGACTTATGAAGAGTTCAAGGAGTGCAAACAGTAGTTTTAGAAAGGGGTTGAGAAAATGAAACAATATTATTCTAATCACGGTTCATATAGAGAACTTCTGTTTGATGAAAGGTGGCGTGAAAAGAGAATGCATATATTAGAAAGAGATGGATATAAATGTACAATATGTGGAAGTGAAAAAAATTTGGTTGTACATCATAAGCAATATCATATTGATAAAAATGGGAGGAAACTTCGGCCGTGGGAATATAATGATAAGTATCTTATTACACTATGTAGTTCTTGCCACCAAAGAGGACATGCAAAATTTGATATTCCAACTAAAACAATAAATAAATATGGGACTTTTTAATTTTTTCAAGAAGAGCGACCTGAAAAACAATACGGAAGTTACAGGGTTGCAAAATCTAAATGTTATAGATGATAAAGTAATTCAACCAGAAATCAAAAGGGAAGACTTTGTAGATGATTCAGAGCCAAATATAGATAACAATGCCGTAACCGTAAAACATGGTACAGGTATGCCTATTGATGTCATTTATGATTATATACAAGGTGATTATGAGCAAGAAGGCTATGATGATGCAATGTGTAATGCGGATATGACTTATAAAGAAGCTAAAAAGGAAATGATTAAAAATGGGCTTAAAATGCGGTTTGATCAAGTTCGTTTAAGATACGAAAGTGATATTCGTGATATAAGTGTACAAATTGACATTGTGGAAACCCAGGGTTTAACTACTACTTCAATGACATTGAAGGCAAGAAGGGACACTTTTAACGAGCATCTTAGTAAAATAAACGAGATGGAATCATCTCTTGATAGAGAAGACAAAAAGATGATGAATATGATAGCTTCCTATGAGAGAGGTTTCTTAAAAGGTATATCTGCAAAATCTGAATCTTTTATAAATAGATAATAGTTTATGGGAATACTTACTAAAATAGGATGCTTTCTTATAGGTTGGAGAGTTGACATATTGAAAGACTGTGGAGAGGCAAGCCATCGTACATTTAAAAGGCTTACTTCTGCCATTACTATAATGATGATATTATGGGGTACAATAGGATTTTGTTTTGCGGACAAGTATATTAATATAGATTCAATATACGGAAAATTCACTGTATCTTTTGCATTTATGGTTATTGTTCTTTGTATAGAACGTATTATCATTTTAGCTGTTGGTAAACCAACATGGTCTTATGTGTTTAGGGTTATATTAGCTGTTCTGATGTCTTTCCTTGGTGCTTTTATATTTGACCAAATCATATTTCAAAACGACTTGGCAATAAAGGTGGATGAGAACAGGGAGAAACTTATTCAGAATGCTAGAACTCATAGATTAGAAATGTATGATGCCGATATTAAGATGCTTACAGAGGCAATAGATTCTATTGGACGGATAAATGTTGAATTGTATGAAAAATTGCAGAAGAATCCTGTTATAAAAGTTACAGACGTTGACAACAAGGAGGTTGTCGCAGGCGTTGATGATGAAGGTAATCCCATAAAAACAAGAACTACAAATGTAGTTACAAGAAGTATGGAAAATCCAATATCTGCGCAAACAAAGGCTAATGAGAACCAACTTGCTATCTATCAAGAGCAATTAAAAAAACTTCAAGAGAATAAGAGTGTAGTAGACAAGGAGGTTCGTTCAGATTTTGCCAAAAGAAAAGTTGGTTTTATAGAAGAATTAAATGCAACATGGGAGGTTATAACCAGTAGTTTTTTGTCTATTACTTTTTATTGCATTTTATTTTTGGTTCTTGTTTCTTTGGAAATCTTTGTTGTAACAATAAAGAGTGGAGATACTCATTGCGATTATGATTTGATAGTGGAGCACCAACTTAATATTAAAAAGAAAACACTGGAACAGACAGAAGACAGATTGCTGAACAAGAAAGATAAATGAAATATGAAAAGAAAAATTGTAAAATCGGCTCTTGATTTTATAAAGGACGTTGCAAGTGAAGTGCTAAATGATAAAAACAGACTTGCAAAAGCTATCGCTGTTCATATTAGAAATGGAATTGAAGATTTTCATTGGAAGTATTTGTCAGACGAGGATATGCATGAACTTAATCCGAGAATAAGGAATGCAATATATACGTTCCTTATGGACTTCAAGAAAGATATTTGTAGCATATCTGCTGAGTGTGATACACATGGGTGTATTGATTATATTGCCAATAACGCATATATCTACCTTTTAGATATTGGTATAAGCAACGAACTGGTAGTGGAGTTTGACGAATGTGTTTTTAAACGACTATACGAGTCTTTTTATGACATTTCTAATGGAGGTATGATGATGGCTGAACTTGAAATATTGCGAGTCCCTAAATATTGGGAAGATTGCGTATATATTGATTCATTGACTAACAATTAAAATTATGTTATTATGAAGAAGATTTTATTACTGATTATTGCATCATTGGCTTTCGTGTCGTGCGGAAAAAGCATAGACAAATACGCAGAGGAAACTTTGGATGAAACATTCAAAATGTGCATGGATAGCAAAGAGCTTAGTCATGTTAAATATGAACTATCTGATAAAAATACAGTGTACAAGAGTGATTCACTATGTATAATCGAATTTAAGTGTTCTATGTTTGCTGATGATGGTGTGTTGTTGCTTAAAAAAGACTTTGAGTACTTTGTTTCAAGAGGGTATAAGAGTAAATACAGGATAAGAGATGGACGATTTGAAAGGAGAGTAATAAACGAAGTAAAGAACGGTAGAAGCTATATGTATGTACATAATGAACAGATAAAATTCTTGAAAGATGATTATGAGTCTGAAAGATTAGAACAAGGTAGGTCAAAGGATGAGTATTATAATGATATGATATTCATTGGTGCTCATATTGCAGAAGGGAACTTTTTTATAGAGAAAAAGATAGATTGA